AACTCCGACTGCGGGCGCGGTGGCGTATGGCACGGGCACGGCTTATGCGTTTACTGCGGCTGGCACTACAGGCCAAGTCTTAACGTCCAACGCTTCTGGCGCACCAACTTGGACAAGCCCAACTTCAGGGATTACGGTTTCTGATGATACGACTACGGCATCTGTTCGCTATCCGTTATTTTCGTCAGCCACAAGCGGCACGGTAACGACAGAATACACCAGTTCAACCAAACTTCAATACACGCCTTCAACTGGAACTTTAGCGGCAACCACTTTCAGTGGCGCATTATCAGGAACGGCAACAAACGCAACAAATATAGGAATTACAGAAGATACAAGTACGGCAACTTCTGTTTATCCTGTTTGGGTAACTGCAAACACAGGCAATTTGCCCGCCAAAACAACTTCTACTAAACTTAGCTTTACTCCATCCACAGGCGCATTACGGGCCTCGCAACTTATAATTGCACCATAAGGAAAAATCATGGGTCAACTTACATTTCAAGCAACTCTAGGCGGTTCGGTCAATCTAGTTGGCCCTAATACCGCATCAACGCTAAATCTTACTTTGCCAAGTGCGGATGGTTCTGCAAATCAACCATTAACAACTAACGGCAGTGGAACGCTTGCTTTTTCTGGTTCTCCTACGTTAACCGCCCCAGCACTTGGAACGCCTGCTTCCGGTGTTTTAACAAATACAACTGGCCTTCCTTTGACAACTGGGGTAACTGGAACTTTGCCTGTTGCTAACGGTGGCACAGGCGTAACTACTAGCACGGGATCTGGCTCAAATGTTTTAAGCACTAGCCCAACATTGGTGACGCCTATTCTTGGAACGCCGACATCTGCAACTTTGACAAACGCAACTGGTTTGCCTCTTTCTACTGGTGTCACAGGAACTTTGCCAATCGCCAATGGTGGCACAGGTCTTACGTCAACACCTGCAAATGGTGCTTTAGATATTGGGAACGGCACTGGATTTACTCGCACCACACTAACCGCTGGCACAGGAATTTCTATTACTAACGGTTCTGGCTCTATTTCTATTGCAGCAAGCGGTGGATCTAGTGCAATGACATTGATTAGTACTCAAACTGCAAATAATACAAGCGGGACAATTTCATGGACAGGATTATCTGGATATGGTTCGTTTCTTGTTGTATTTAACTCTTTGATTTCTTCCGCAAACATTTACGTTTACATGACAGTTGGTTATGGATCGACTCCAACATATGTTACAACAGGTTATAAATATCAAAACCTTGATTTAACTGGAGGCGTGTTAAATTATGCAAACTATCCATCAAATGCTTCTTATTGGCAACATGGGTATAACGCTGTTGGAACATCGCAACCAGGTTTATCTGGACAAGCATTAATTACAAACCCAACTGCATCCGGATTGGCAGCCACATTAACTTCTAGTTTTGTATTTCAAACTGCTGGAACCGCAAATTACAACACTGAAATTACAAACGGTTATGTTGTTCTTACAAACCCTATTACAGCAATAAAACTCGCTACAAGTAGTGGAAATTTTGTTACTGGAACCGTCTCCCTCTACGGCATTTCTGCTTAAGGTTTAATTATGACAATTAACGAACAAATACAAGCGTACCTCTTTCAAAACAACATTGTTTACATTGTTGGCGATTATTTAACAGGTCAACTAGAAGGCCAAGAAGACCAAATTTTGCATTGGGATGCAAAACTAGGCGCACAACCCACGCAAGAGCAATTAGATGCAGCATGGGCGTATAAAGTCGCTGCGGATGACGCTGTTGCATATAAAGCTAAACGAAAAGCTGAATATCCTCCTGCAACTGATTATCTTGATGGTATTGTTAAAGGTGACCAAGCGCAAGTGCAGGCTTATATTGATGCTTGTAACGCGGTCAAAGCTAAATATCCCAAGCCATGATCGCAAAATGGAAAATTCTTGATATTTCCGTGGAAGGCGAGGCAATAACCCACGCCAAATATCACATTTGGGCGACAGATGAGACAAATGTGGTTGAAACTGAGGGAAATTGGGAGTTTGATAAGTTCAGCGTAAAAACGCCCTATGCCGAAGTTACTGAGCAAAATGTAATTGACTGGATAAAAGACGGAGCAACGCAATACGGGAAAAATGTAATAGAATCACGTCTAGAGGAACAATTGGCGCTTCTGAGCAAGTCGAAATCTGTTGTGCCTCCGTGGAAACCGCCCGTGTTTACCTGGAGCAGCAATGGCGCAGCCAATTGAAATAATCTCAAGAGCATTAAAAGATATAGGCGCATTAGAAGCCGGTGAAACGCCTACGCCTGACGCAGCGCAAGATGCGTTTGATATGCTCAACGATATGTTAGATCAATGGTCTAACGAGGATATGATGGTCTACAACTTTACGGAGATTATTTTCCCCGTGGTTAGTGGACAAATCCAATACACGCTTGGCCCAGGCGGTACGGTAGGCGCAAGTTTTACAGGCTCAATTACCGGAAACATCCTCACGGTTACCGCGATTTCCTCTGGCGCAATTACGCTAAACCAAACGCTGACCGGCTCGGGAATTACTGATGGGACGCAAATTGTGTCTTTCATTAGCGGCGCTGGTGGCAATACTCTGGAAACAGGGACTTACCAAGTAAACATCTCGCAGACCGTCCCCAGCACGACAATATCTGCTTACTATCAAAAGCCGCTGCGCGTGAATTCGTCTTTTGTGCGGATTAACACCACATCCAACGGACAGCCCATCCTTGGCGGTGGCTTGGATTACCCTGTTGCCGTACTAACGCTTGATGATTACTCTTTGATTGGCCTTAAGACCCTTAATGGCCCGTGGCCTAAAGCCCTGTATTACAACCCAGGCGATTCCCTCGGCAATCTAAGCGTTTGGCCTAATCCTTCCCAAGGCGAAATGCACCTGTTTACAGACACCATATTCGCTCGATTTACAACCATGTATGACGTTATGCGCATACCCCAAGGTTATGTAAACGCATTGCGTTGGTGTCTTGCTGAACGACTAATGCCTATGTACGGCAAAGCCAGCCCAACGCAAATTGGCATGATTTCTAAATTTGCAGGCGAAGCTAAAGCCACAATCAAGCGCACAAATATGCGCCCGCAAATGGTTTCCCGTTACCAAGATGCACTGCTTACCGGTCGATCCAAAGATGCTGGTTGGATTTTGACTGGAGGTTTCTTGCGGTGATATATAAAGTTGACAGATTACTCAGAAATGGGTATTATGAAACTCCCTTAACTTGGAGTTCATCATGGACAAACTGGCAGAAAAAAGAGCAAAGCAACGTGAATATCAACGCGCATATCAAGAGCGGAAAAAGAATGGAGAAGGCCCACGACCACCTGGAAAGCCTGCAAACACTCCAGAAGTTCTTTGGAGCAAAGTTGACAAACGTGGTGAGGATGAGTGCTGGAATTGGATGGGATACAAAAATGAAGATGGTTATGGAAGAGTGCAAATAAAAGAATGGGCATATTTTGCTCATCGAGTCATTTTTAATCTTGTCAACCCTGGAATTATTGAATTAAACGCGCCAAAATCTTATGAAGAAACAGGCTTTTTGCTGCACACTTGCGACAACCCATCATGCTGCAATCCAAAGCATTTATGGGTCGGCACTCATGCGCAAAACATGGCTGACAAAGTTGCAAAAACAGGCAAAAAAGTTTCCAACCGATACAGGCCCAAGGTGTAAATTAACCATGCAACAAGCAAGAGAAGCCAGAAAATTGCGCAAAGAGGGTATTCCCACAAGGGAATTGGCTCGGCGTTTTGGCGTGAGCTTGCCAAGCATGAAAACCTTGATTAGAGGCGATTCTTACAAGGACACCGAAAATGCCTGAATTCGGATTTGTGGGCCCAAGTTACGAATCGCCATCAATATACCAAGATGCTCAAGAGTGCATCAATTTCTTCCCAGAGATTGATCCGCTCAAAGAGCCTGGTGTTAGGGGTGTTGTCGCCCTTTATCCGACCCCAGGCTTAACCCTTGAGGCGGTTCTAAATAACGCCGAAGTGCGTGGTATGCGCACTCTATCTGGCGGCAGTCAAATGATTGTTGTCTGCGGCTCGTATGTTTACGTTTTTACGTCAAACTTATCCGCTACAGTGGTCGGCGTTCTAAACTCGTCAACGGGGCGTGTTGGCTTGTCTGACAACGGTATTAACGCTTACATTGTCGACGGAGCTTATCGTTACACATGGCGCATTTCTAGCCCCGCCAACGCCGCTTTTACAGGATCAATAAGCGGAACGACCCTTACTGTTACGGCAGTAAGCAGCGGCACAATCACGGCAAATCAATCGCTGACAGGCATTGGCATCACTCGGGAAACCGTGATAACCGCTTTGGGGACTGGAACCGGCGGCACGGGAACCTACACAATTAACCTATCCCAAACGGTAGCGGCTGAATCTATGACTTCGGCTGCTGTCGGCGCTCGGTTTACTGCGACGATTGCTGGCACGACAATGACCGTTTCAGC